AACTTCCAGCAGGCGTTCCTAATTCCGTTCGTAAAGAAGGCCGCATGGCGATACATGCAGTTCAACCCTGAAGACTACCCTGTAGCTGATTACAAGTTCAACGCTACCTCGACTCTGGGCATCATTGCTAGAGAGTACGAAGTGACTCAGTTGGTGCAGCTTCTCCAAACCATGCAGCAAGACTCCCCGCTGTACGCCACGCTGGTGCAGTCTATCATTGACAACATGAACCTCTCGAACCGAGAAGAGCTCATTGCGGCAATGCAGCAGGCCATGCAGCCCAACCCAGAAGAGCAGCAAGCGCAACAGGCGCAGCTTCAGGCACAACTTGCTCTCCAAGGTTCCCAGACCAACGCGCTCAATGCTCAGGCAGAGGAATCTGCGGCCCGAGCGTACAAAATGCGTATTGAGGCCGACCTCGCTCCGGTTGAGACAGAAATCAATAAGATCGAGGCTGTTACTAAGAATCTTGACGAAGGCGATGCCGACGATAAGGAGTTTGAGCGCCGCTTGAAGGTTGCAGAACTAACCCTGAGAGAGCGAGAAATAGAACAAAAACGACAATAAGGAGATGCCATGATAACCCAAGGGCAGTTTAACAGGGCCATGACAGAAGTAAACAACGCATTCAAGAAGCAGAACAAGCGCATCGAGGCGTTGGAAGAGGAAGTGAGAACCCTCTCGGAGGAGGTCAAAGCCCTCCAAAAACCAGCCACTAAGCCGAAATCAACAAATAGTAAAGAAAATGCTTGACAAATGATTTCACTTGTGGCAGGATTGGGAGGTTAGATCAATGGACCGCGAATTAGAAGATTATTTCGATAACTTCAATATGCTGTTTGCCCACAAGGGGTACAAGCAGTTATGCGAGGAAGTTGAAGGAAACATTGAACGCTTATCCGATATCTCAACGGTAAAAGATGAGCAAGAGTTGTTTTTTCGCCAAGGCCAGATTGCCGCCTATCGGACAATCCTGAACTTTCAGGGAACCGTAGAAGCAGCAAGGGAGCAAGCGGAAGATGTACAAGATATTTGATTTCAGGTGTCCAGACGGGCATCTGTTTGAAAAGATGGTAGAGGGACAGGTCACAACTTGTAGGTGCAGTTGTGGCAAAGAAGCTACTAGACAATTATCTGCTCCGGCATTTCACCTCGAAGGCCACTCTGGGGATTTTCCTGGAAGGCACATGAAGTGGGTGAAAGAGCACGAAAAGGCAGGTAGAAATAATCATCTCCATAATGAGTAATCACGGAGTTTAATGATGGCACGAGCGCAAATCTTAGATCCGGCTCAAGACGAGCAACCGGAAGACGAGATTCAAAACGAAGACTTTGAGAATCAGGATCCGTTAGACGGCATTTCTGGAGAACCTCAAAAAGACCACTCAGACCTCCCCGAGAAGTACAGGGGCAAGAGTCTTGAGGACGTTGTAAGAATGCACCAAGAGGCAGAAAAGCGTCTTGGGGAGCAGGGCAACGAGGTCGGTGATCTTCGTAAGGTTGTGGACGAGTTTATACAATCTCAGACACAGCAAGCACCTCAACGTGAAGTTGAGCCTGAAGATGAATTGGACTACTTTACCGATCCTCAAGCAGCGGTAAGCCGCCAAATTGAGAATCACCCGTCCGTAAGGGCTGCTGAAGAAGCCGCAGTAGAGCACCGGAAGCAGACCGCAAAGGCGATGCTGCAAAGCAAACATCCCGACATGCAGGAGATTCTTGCCGACAAGGGGTTTGCTGAGTGGATTCAAGCCTCCAAGATACGGACCAAGCTATTCGTGGAAGCCGATCAGAACTTTGATGCGGAAGCTGCAGACGAACTGTTTACTCTCTGGAAAGAGCGTAAGGCCACTGTACAACAGACTGTTGCAACAGAGGAGAAGTTCAGAAAGCAATCCGTCAAGGCTGCAAGCAATGGCGGGGCTTCTGGCAACCCAGAAGGTACAGGCAGAAAGATTTATCGCAGGGCCGACATTATTAAACTGATGAAGACCGACCCTGACAGATACACCGCTTTACAGGACGATATTCTGAGAGCATATCAGGAGGGGCGAGTCAGATAAGGAGTTGATCCATGGCTACCGCCACTTATCCAGGTGCGGCTGGTAATACCGCAAAAACAGAAGCGGCAACTTTCATTCCAGAAATTTGGTTTTCATAAAGGCCAACTAGGGATTAAATAACGTGGACTCCTAACGGACAACACGAGAGAAACCGGAAGCCCAAACACAATAGAAGGGCCGAGGATGACAAAATGAGAGAAACAGAGGTCAAGTACCTTGCTGGCCTGATAGACGCGGATGGCTCTATTGCGTTTGACTTTACAAGCAATAGACCGTACCTCACCATCAGGCTAACAGCAGCCGACAGCATCGACAGGGGTGGGTATGTAAAATCTATCCCCAAGACTACTGGCTACGGCACTGTCTGCCAAAAGACCAAGCGCAACGGGTGGTCTACTGTCACGGTTTGGACTCTATCAAGAGCAAAAGACCTTGAAATGCTGGTGCCGAGACTGGTGAAGCACATGGTCGTAAAGGGCAAGCACCTGCAGCGAATGTACGACAAGTGGCAGGAGCTTAGAGGCAAGACGCTTTCTGACCTTGAGGTTGAGCAGCTAAAAACGTACTGCAGGGTGTCAAGGACGGACTCCGGCCCCCTAAAGCCCAAGAAGCACCCGACATGGGCGTGGGTTGCGGGATACCTCGATGGTGACGGCAGCTTTATATTTAAGCAGCCTCCAAGCCAAAACGCGCCACGGATGCTGGTACAGGCGACCGCACATGAAAATGATGTCGTGGCTCTTGAGCTTTTGCACAAGGCATTCGGCGGAACCCTGAACAATCGGGGGAAAGTTTCTCATATATGGGACTGGAAGCACTCGCTAGGCAAGAGGAATCAAGCCTTTGCCATACGCTTTTTGTCCAAGGTGGTACAGCACAGCAGGCTCAAAAAACACAAGATTGAGCAGCTATTACACCATTGTCATTCACGTACTCGCACAGACTAAGTATCCCTACCTCTACGGAGGAAGCTATAGTCGGAATTGTTACGATAACAATTTGCTGATGAAATTATTGCTGCTTACGAGAAGAGCCTGAAGCTGGCCCCTCTCGTCAAGAAAATCTCTATGAACGGCAAGAAGGGCGACAAGATCCATATCCCCAAGCCTGTTCGTGGTGATGCAAACGCAAAAGCTGCTGACACAGCAGTAACCATCATCGCTAACACTGAAAGCGAGCTGGAAATCGACATTGATCGCCACTTCGAATACTCTCGTCTGATCGAGGATATCGTTGACGTTCAGGCTCTGTCCAGCCTCCGACAGTTCTACACTCAAGACGCAGGTTATGCCCTGGCCAAGCGTGTGGACACTGACCTGCACTCTTGCGGTACAGGCTTCGGTGACGGCGGCGATATTGTGTTCGATGACGCTGTTGCTGAAACTGACTACCAGCACACTGGCTGTTTCTTCAACGACAACGGCACTACGACTCAGTACACTGACGACACCCAGGTCGCTGCTGACGTGTTCACGGATGCTTTCTTCCGCGACATGATCCAGAAGCTCGATGACAACGACGTTCCTATGGAAATGCGTAACCTTATCATCCCGCCTTCTGTACGCAACTCTGTTATGGGCATTGATCGTTACGTGTCTTCTGACTTCGTAAGCGGCACCACTACCAACACCGGCCTCATCGGTAATCTGTACGGTGTAGACGTGTATGTATCGTCTAACTGTGCGACTATCGAAGCTGTTGGTGACAACACTGCTGACACAGCCATCGCTACTCGCGCTGCGCTTCTGTTCCACCGAGACGCTATCGTTCTCGCAGAGCAACTGTCAGTACGTTCTCAGACTCAGTACAAGCAGGAATACCTGTCAAACCTGTACACTGCTGACTGCCTCTACGGTGTAGAAGTATACCGTCCAGAAGGCGGCTTTGTACTCGCTGTACCTGAGTAAGCCTAAGTCGGCGGGGTGTAACAGCCCCGCCTTCTTTTTAAACACAGAAAGTATCTGGCGTTCAGGACTAAGAGGCTGACATGAGCAACTACACCAAGAGTACCGACTTCGAGGCCAAGGACGCATTGCCGTCTGGTGACTCTGACAAGATCATCAGGGGTGCTGAGTTTGAGGTCGAGTTCGACAACATTGCTGTCGCGGTAAACAGCAAGGCAAATTCAAACAGTCCGGTATTCGTCTCTCCGATTACTATTGACGGCGCACAACTTACCGACACAGGTTCCAACACGCTTGTCGATGCTCGCGTTGCGGAATCGAACGTAACCCAACATGAAGCGGCCTTGAGTATTACCGAGAGCCAGATAAGCGACCTCGGAAACTATGCCTTAGTTGGCGCGAACCTTTCCACCTTTACCAACGACGCCGGGTTCATCACCGCAACCTTAACGACTGAGCAAGTTCAGGACATTGTTGGTGCGATGGTCACCGGCAATACCGAAACCAACATAACCGTAACTTATCAAGATTCGGACGGAACGCTCGATTTTGAAGTGACGGCGGCGGGCGGATTGTCAATCGACTCGACCGTTCGCACTTCGACGTTTACGGCAGTGACCGGGAGTATTTATAAGATCGACACAACCGGCGGCGCCTTTTCTATGACGTTGCCAGCTACGCCAACCGAAGGCGACGAGGTCGGGTTTATGTTTGTTAATGGTTCCGATCCTCGGCAGGAGGCGCTAACCTGCGGGCGAAATGGTTCCGAGATCGAGGACGCCTCCGAGGATTTGGTATGGAATGTAAAGATAAAATACTTTTCGTTGCAGTACGCAACGCAAGACGGATGGAAGGTGAAGCTATAAAATGACAAATGCAAGTGAACTATTTTCAAAAGACGGAATCATCGGATATCGTGAGTTTCGTGCATCGACGACATGGTCCCCGCCTTTCAGAATGCGAGCCATTGTTCATTGCATTGGCGGTGGCGGTTCCGGTGGAAGCAACACAATAAGTAATACGGGCTGTGTTGCTGTTAGCGGCGGTGGAGCGGGGGAGCATAGCGCCAGTATTCTAATTCTCGATCCAGCTGTCACTTATACGGTAACCGCTGGGGCGGGCGGCGCGGCTGGTACCGACATAACCACGTCAGGCGGAACAAATGCCGGAAACGCCGGTGGTGCCTCGTCCTTTTCCGGAACTGGTATAACGACCATAACCGCGAATGGCGGATCGGGCGGCGCGCAGGATTCTCAACCGGCTGGAACGGGCGTTTCAGTTTCAGGCGGCGCGGGCGGCACTGGCGGCGCCGGGGAACTGTTTACCTTTGACGGAGGTCGGGGTGGTGATGCAGAGGTTACCACTTCCGGGTTGGCGAAAGCTGGCGCAATTTCTGGCGGCGGGGCTGTAGGAGTCGATGGTAATGGGTTCCGGGGCGGAGATGCCGTGATGGATAGAGCGGCGCTCCGAAGAGTCTCAACTGGCGGTGGCGGTACTGGTGGACGGGGCGGCGACCTTACGATGACGTCAGGCAACACTAATCCGATCTCATACGGTGGCTCAAATACTATGGATGCTGGCGATGTCCCTTCCGGATCTGCCGACGGCGACCCTCCTTTAGGTGAAGTGTTTGACTCTGCCCGGCAAGGCTCTGTAGAAGCCATATTTTCTCGCGGCCTTTTTGAGGCGTTAAAACTCAGTACTTTTGCGTATCCAGAAGGCACTAATAAAGTTGCGCCTCCGGGGTGTGGCGGTTTCGGAAGTAATTCCGGCCCAAGCAACGGCGGTGCGTTTTCTGGAGGCGGCGGCAACAGTGCCTTTGGCATCAACGTTACGCAATCCGAAGGAGGTTATCCCGGCGGCGGTGGTGGCGGCGCGACGATAGTGTCATTTTCCACCGACACTCTTACTTGTGCACCCGGAGGCGATGGGTGCGTTATAATCGAACTTCTGGAGATATTGGCGTGAGATATAAAATCGTAAGTACCGGGCAACCGATTGTTGCTACGCAGGAATTTATGGAATTGATGCATCCGGGCGACTTTGAAAAAATCCAAGATGCTAACGTCAATCCAACGCACACTCATGACTTCAAGCCGGTCGATTTGCTAAATTCTTTTTCGACAGCGGAAGCATTTCGAGCCGCAGCGATTTCCGAAACGTCCGACGCGATCCGCTACCAAATGCGAGTTTTATCGTATAAGCGCGATGTTGAGATTAACTACAAGGACGACGAATATATCGCCGCAATAAATACGCTTGAAAGCGAGGGAGTATTGTTACCTGATCGCGCCGCGAGTTACCGGCTCGGCTTGCCTATTGAAAAACCAACAGGCGAAGAAGGTTAACAGCGCCGACATGGTGAGCAGGATCTTGACCAACGCAGCAGCATACAAGACGGCAGTCGGCAATGCTCTGGGCGTTCGGAGAAAGAAGATAGCGGAACTCTAGGGGGGAGCCGTGAACGAAAAGGATTTTTTGGCGCATAAAGATCGGACGGAGAAAGAATTAGCGAATCTAAAGATCGGACTGCAGTCAGTCAATCACCAGATGGACAATTTGGTTGAGAAGCTACACGACAGCGGTAAGACTGCTAAAGCGATGCACAAGCGAGCAGATCATCAGGACAGGGAGCTGTCAGAGATAAAGGAAACAATGCTGACAAAGGACGGCTTCATGGAGGAGTCGGATACTCAGCTCAACAAGCATATTGTGCGGATACTCAAGACCGTCATGACCGGCCTATTCGTTACCGGCACCGGCGCTCTCACCGCATGGTTCATTCACTTATTTGGGTTGGACAAATGAAGAGGTTTATTGTTTTAATTTGTTTGGCATTGCTTACCGGTTGTGCAGCCATGTCTGCTGAATCAGGCGCAGCTCTACTCAATGCAACTACAACGCCGGGAACTGACACTCGTTGCGTAACCGGCATGGGATTTGAGTTCTGCTACTTCAGGGAGAGAAAGATTGTTCAGCCCGCTGAATCTGAGAACGATTGACGAGAAGCCGGGATACTTCCTGGTAACTGAGGATGTCATGTGGCATCACGACGACCTCCCTGGAGGCGTATATCTCGTGCCTAGAGGGTTTGAGACTGACCTAGCCTCAATCCCTGTTGGCCTCAGAAACCTGTTCAGCAGGACTGGTAGATCGAGGAAACCGGCGGTATTCCATGACCACATGTACTCCAGAAGGTTTGAGACCAGAAAGATTTGTGACGAGTATTTCAGATTGGCATTGATCGAACGAGGCGTTCCTGCGTGGAAGGCAAGAATATACTGGCTGGGCGTGCGTCTTGGCGGAGCTATTGCTGCCGGAGGTAACTGGTGAGCTGGATTGGTGACCCAACACCGCCCCCGTGGACTCCGGAGGACATGTGGGCGGCTGTAAAAAACTACAATGTGCGGCCCAGCGGCCCGTGGCAGAACGGCCTCCTGACAGATAACAGTGCGCCAGGAACCGGCGGGATATTTGTCGGCCAAGGCGGTTCTGCAGAAGCCCTATACCCCGACTTTTTGAATAGCGCGGGGTCAATTCTTACCGAGAGTCTTAGGGATGCGATAAAGAGCTGGGGGAAAGGCGTTATTTCGGGGTCGCTGGACATTGAGGATGTCCCCTCGTTTATTCGGCCAAACGTCGATCACTTTATTTCTGTTCAGGGAGGCTACAGGGATCAGCCAGGGTTTGAGGACGAGCCGCCTAATACCGGACCGACGCCTCCGAACCCGACACCGCAGCCTGCGCTCGACGACGGGCCATTACCTGACGGTCCTCCGGCAGAAGACTATACAGACGAACCCACCGTGGAGAACAAGGGCGCTCTTGACTGGTGGCTAAAGAACGGTGATAGGACGAATGCTGGACAACGATTCGCTCACCTATCAGACGAACAGAAAGACTATCTGGTAGCCAATGATCCGTCTCTGGCACCGGAGTTTGGCCGTGGCGGAGTGTTGGCAGATCAGCCTGCGCAGAACTACGTAGACACTATTGACTCACAGATCGAAGACCCGAACATTGTCGATCAGGATTTGATCGAAGGCGACCTCTCGGGTCTGGATGAGGAATCCCTGCTCAACAGCTTTCAAGGTCAGGCCAATGAAACTCTAAGCGAGATCTTAGATAGAGATCTGGGCTTAGATAGAGATCTGAGCGCTGTCCAGAAGGCGTTAGCCAAACAGATGCAGCGCCAGATAGAGGCAGAGATGCTTCGGGGCGGCGGTATCGGTATACGATGGAACACTGATGAAGGCGGGTCTATTGACATCATCGGCAACCTCGGACTGCCGGGACCATTAGGCGTCTTCGAGCTTGAGCTGAAGGATGAGAACGGCAACATCACCATCGGCACCTCGATCAAGGATGCTATCGAGGGCGCGTGGGAAAAGATTCGGTCTATACCAGAAAAGATTGTTGAGACAGCTCAAGAAGTCGTAGACGTGCTGAAAGGTGAAGGCAATACTGTTGGCGGCATCGACCTCAGCGGGAACGTCCTCGACACGGCTGGGCAGATCATTGGGTCCGTCCTTAGTAGTGAAAATAGTCAGCTTCTGTCTGGCAGCTGGATCTCGCCAGAGGTGCTGCAGAGTATCTACGACTTCGTGAACGGCACCGTAGACTTCGGTTCAGGGGGGGGAGGCAGTCCTAGTGATAATTCAGGCGCTGGCGAACCAGCAACCGGATCGGAAGGTGCCGGGGGATCAACAGCTGGGTCCGGGGGTAACGGTGGAACAGTGGCTGACGATCCGAAGAAAACCATACCACCACTGGGCGGCGAAGCGCCCGACGAGGAAGAAGAAGAGGAGCCCCTGGGGACGACTGGCGAGGAAATTATCTCTGAAGATAATGGCGATAACGATTCAGTAATATTCGGTAACGGTGATGGCGATGGCGGCGATGACGGTGGTGGGATATTCAGCGATGGCGGTGATGGCGGTATCAACGATAGCGATGACGGTGGTGGGATATTCAGCGATGGCGGTGATGGCGGTATCAACGACAATGGCGGTGGCGGTGGTGATTCCACTGAAAGCGAAGACCCCCCACTCAGCACCGGAAGCGGAGGCGGCGGTGGCGGCGGTGGAGGCGGTGGAGGACTATTTGCCTCGAATCCGTACATGGGAGGCTTGGGATACGACCTGCAAGCACCGAGAAGCGTGATTTATGACCCAACAGACCCGATGATTCAGCTTGATAGAATCATCCAGAAAAGTTTATTTCAAGGTATGATCTGATGACCTACTTAAACCTAGTCAACGCAGTGCTGAGAAGGCTTCGAGAGAACACGGTGTCTACTGTATCAGAGACAGACTACAGCACCATGATTGGCGACTTTGTGAATGACGCCAGGGTGCTCGTTGCTGCGGCGCACGAGTGGACAGAACTGAGAAGCCGAATCACCATCAATACCGTGGCGGATGATGACACCTACTCCCTGACCGGATACGGGCATAGCGGTGAGATTCTGAATATCTGGAACGACACCTCTGATTGGGAGGTCTTGTACCAGACAAACGAGTGGTTTGACAAGCAGAATCTGCTAAATACTGCTTTATCTCAGTCACCGAACAA